AAGGACCAAGTATCCGTCTTGTAGTTGTAGATTGCCGACTGGTTACAGAAGGCAGCCCCTACATACGCAGCAGAGTCCTGAAGGGTCGGGTAGCAGAAGTGGATCAGGTTAGCTACCGAGTCATGGACCACAAAGCACAAGGACGTTCTGGTACGGTCCAGTGTGTTGTAAATCCTTCGGCGTACCCGGGAATCCGCGAGGGAGGTCTTGGACATGCCATCATGGCGATAGATGTCATTCTCACCAAAGACGAAGTGTTGTCCCTCGACTTCGACCACGCAGTTCGTGTTGACGATCCCGCCATCAAAGGGAAGCCTACGGAACCCAAAGACCGCTGAGTCCCCTCGGTATTCCATGAGCCAGTTCTGAAGCTGACCATAGATGATGAACGAGTTCCCCAAGGTGAGGCCATCGCGGATCCCTGAGTGCATCTCAGAGAGCACGTTCTCACCAGCGATGAAGTTCGGGTTGCCTGGGTCCCAGAGGACACCCGTGGAAGCCGTGCCATACTGAAGCGGGTTGCACCACTTGACCATCTGCGGGTTGTAATGACCCACACCCTTGCGGATGTTCAGCATGATCGCGTAGTCAAGAAATGACCGGACCACTCCTGCACAGTCCACCCCACCGGTAGTCCAGTCCCCCGCGAGGGGAACATAGGTGGCATCAGCGAGGATGTTACGGACGTACGGGACCGTATCTTGACGGACCAGGAACGAGAGTGCCCCTACCTGCGCATGGGACCACACAGCATCCGTGGTGAACACTGAGGACGAAGGCGTTAGGAACGTGAGGTTCCCGTTGGGGTATGCGCGGACAGTACCATCACGATCACAGACAAACGGCACCCCTCCAAGGTCTACTTGGTAGTAGGAACCAATGAAGCGGGATGTCGCGGAGCTACCACCATCTGCAGAATCATAGGGGTTCGTGTTGGAGTCGTAGGATCCTGGGGCTGCGTCATACGTAAGTGCAGAGCGAATAGGATTGAACAACTGCTTGAATACAGGCGCCCGAGTAATCCGGTCTTCATCGAAGATGACATTGTTGGCTGCAGAGAAAGCGTTAGGCGGGAGGTCGTACGGGTTGGCATCAGTGATGACCCCCACGCCCCCTAGCTTCCGAAGCGGGAGAGTCGGCATTGATTAAACCTTCATGATGTAGGCCAAGGCCATGTACGGAGGGAGCGACGAGTGTTGGTGATCGCCCACGAGATTCGCAGAATGCGTATGGGACTGAGGGGTAACTGCGGTAATCGCATTGATCCCTACGGCAGCCGCAGCGCTCTGGGTAGTCGTATTGATGACCTCAGTGGTACCGTTGATCGTATGGGTGTGCGACCCTGCCATACCAGTACTTGAGGCACCACCAGTGGCATTGACCGCATACGAGGACCCCGCACCCGCTACGAACCTATTGCGGAGGTCAGGGGTCCCATTGGTACCATCACACAGTAGGTACCCGGCAGGGATAGCCACGATGGCCCCAGACCACATCAAGATCACTCCCTTGGGAACCGGGGAGTTCAATTGAGCAGGGGTGACCGTGACGGGGGCATCCAGGTTCGGGAAGGTGTTCTTCAGGGCCTGCTTGATTACCCGAAGGTGATCGTCAGCCTGAGAGACCGTGTCGGTACTGTTGGGATTCGCAGGGTTAAGCTGGCTGATGTAGTTAGCTGATTCGAGAGGCATCTGTATTTACACCTTCATGATGTAGTAGAGGGCGTAGTACGGATTCCGAATGTCAATGGAAGCGCCACTCCCGGCATTCCCAATGGAAACGGTGTGGGTATGGTTACCAGCGCCTTGGGACACGATGTCCACGCTATGGGTGTGTGCCCCTGCGTTCTGAGTGGGAGACTGGAAGCGTCCCGAGGAATACCCGGTACTTACGCTTACGTTGGCACCACCATTGTCCGAACCCGCCTGGACCGAGCCAAGGTTATTCAGGCCGTGGGCGTGATCGCCATCTCCAGACGTGGGACCCAAGACTCGGTGGAAGTGGTCCCCTGGGTTATCCGTGGATGCGCTGTGGTTATGCACGGGCATCTGGGACTGCGACAGGGCGATAAACCCGTTACCGCCCGAGTTATTAAGGCCATACGAATTCCCTGCCCCTACGACAAGCCTGTCAAGGAGATTGGGCGTGGTGATATTACCTGCACCATCACTACGGACCACCGTCTGACCATTACACAGTGCCCACCCTGAGGGGACCGTAGCCCCTACCCACATAATGACCGCCCCAATGGGCATCATCGTATTGATAAAGTCCTGAGACAGATTTACAGGACCCGTGACGTTAGGGAAGGTCGCCTTCAGGGTCGACTTAATGAGCCGGATGTGGTCATCTGCAAATGCAATGGCATCTGAGCCAAGGGGATTAGCAGGTACGAGACCATTAATATAAGTAGCGGATTCTAATGCCATGGGTATCTTTGGGTGACTGTGGATACCCTTGGGGTACCTTGGTTTTATCTCTGGGTAAATCTTTAGATAAGACCGTTATTAATAACCTATATATAAACTATAGGGACTTAAGTAAAACCTAGGGTCCTTTAGAATCCTCAGGTCTTTAATCTTTAGAATCTAAAGCCCCCCTACCCCCCATAGCCCTTACTGGTCTATTAATGGTCAATGTAGGGAGAAACTTAGGTGAAACTTGGGTAAAACTTGTGCAACCTTGGGTACCCTTGGGGTCCTTTTGGTTACCTTGGGAATAAAGGGGGGTGGGATCAACTTGAGGGTACCCGGGGGGGTCCTAGGGGGTACCTTGGGTTTCTTTGGGAATCTTGGGGACGTTGCTCTCACGCAACAGGTCGAACAACAACAACAACGAAAAACCTTTAGGCATTCTTTTGGAAGTGGATCCAAAGAGGACCTAGGGGGTACATCCGGCACCGTGTGGGCACAGCAAGGATCGTGGCTCGAGTGGGAGCCTGGGCTAAGTGCTTGATTCTAAAGGAGATACATCCGATGAGTTATCTAATGTGGAATCAGGGAACGTTGGTCTACTCATTGGCCATGGGTAGCCAGGGGCATTAGGGATAGCTGAGGTATCCATGGTGCACAAATGATTAGGACACTAACGATTCCAAATAGTGAAGGAAGGGGTTCGTGTGTGTTCGACAGGCGAACGAACCTGAGACCCTTAGTCACCCAAGGCACCTTTTGATCGAAAGTACTAAGTTTCTCTTGCACAACCGTACACAACACGTTACATTGGAGTCCATGCAGTAACGACTAACGAACCCAAGGAAACCAAATGAAAACTCTGCGCAAACTCAAGGCAAACGTCGAGTCCGGACACATCGCAATGTTCACCATGATGGTAATGCTCGGATGTTGCCTTAGTGCCTTTGGTGGCCTTGTGTATCCCGATACGTTCCTTGGCTCTGTTGCTAAGTTCGCTTTCAACCTTCATTGATTCAAGGGGAAACCAAATGATCCTATATCAATCCCAAGCTAACGCCGTCGCACAATCAATGTGGGCGTTAAATAATGTGCATGCGGTTGTGGACGTTCGAATCGTCTTAGATGACGAAGGGGAATACATCAGGGTCCGGGAGTCGGACGTTACAGGGGAAGTGATCGTAAAGCATTACAAGAGAGGTAATGCGGGCGCCCGTGAGGTCTATACCGATCAGGATGCATTCCTTACCGCGTACAACCTAGCGTAACCAGAGGAACCCTGTGCAAATAAGTTTAAATAACGCTTGCACACCTCTGCACAACACGCTATAGTTCATCCCATAGCAGCAACGAACCAAACGACCTTAGATACCTGGAGAATCAAATGAGCCACATCGACAACATGCAAGACACCATTGACGTTCGTGACCTTATCGCCCGTGTTGAGGAGTTACGCGAAACCAGCGATGCTTTGCGCGAAGAGTTTGATTCCATGCCTGAGAATGACGGGGTTGACTTTGCTACCTGGGTGCGCAACCAAGTTGGATTCAGTAGCGAAGAGTATGACGAACTGTTGGAGATCGAAGGGTTATTAGATGAGGTGTGCAGTTACGGCGGCGATGAATGGTATCCCGTGACCCTCATTCGTGACAGCTACTTCACGG